CAAACCTATCCAAGATGGTATGGATAGACCTAAAACAGAGTTAGCATATAGAGTACCTGCTAGTAAATTTACAAGAAGAAAAATCACATCTAACGAAAAGTTAGAAGATATACAAGGATTAGATACAACTATTGATTGGAAGAATACTGGTGATAATAGTTATGATGGTGAAAAATTAAATCTATTAGTACATGATGAAAGTGGTAAGTGGGAGAGACCCGATAATATATTAAATAATTGGAGAGTTACAAAAACATGTTTACGATTAGGTAGTAGAATTATTGGTAAATGTATGATGGGTAGCACTTCAAACGCATTAGATAAAGGTGGAGACAATTTTAAGAAACTATATAACGCGTCAGATGTCACAAAGAGAAATAGAAATGGCCAGACAAAGTCTGGTTTATATTCTCTGTTTGTCCCAATGGAATGGAACTACGAAGGATTTATTGACGAGTACGGAATTCCAGTTTTTGATACACCAGACGTCGATGTGCTCGGTCCAGATGGTGAACTAATAGATGTAGGCATTATAGAGCATTGGCAAAACGAAGCTGATGGTTTAAAAGGTGATCACGACGCGTTAAACGAATTTTATAGACAATTTCCTAAAACTACTGAACATGCATTTAGAGATGAGGCGAAGGGTAGTATATTCAATCTAGTTAAAATATACGAACAGATAGATTATAATGAAGAAATGTCTAGAACCCTTGGAGTTACAAAAGGTAATTTCCAATGGGTGAATGGTATAAAGGATTCACAGGTGATATTTTATCCAGATCAACAAGGTAGATTTAAAATTAGCTGGACACCTAAAGTGGGATTACAAAATAGAGTGGTACTTAAAAATGGTATAAAATATCCTGGTAATGAACACATGGGAGCATTTGGTTGTGACTCTTATGATATATCAGGAACCGTAGATGGTATAGGTTCTAAAGGAGCATTACACGGCCTAACCAGGTTTAGTATGGAGGACGCTCCTGCGAATAGTTTCTTTTTAGAATACTTATCAAGACCACCTACGGCTGAAATATTTTTTGAGGATGTTTTAATGGCTATAGTATTTTACGGAATGCCAATACTTTGCGAGAATAATAAACCTAGATTACTTTATTATCTAAGAAGAAGAGGTTATAGAGGGTTTAGTATGAATAGACCAGACAAAGTATGGAACAAATTATCTGTAGCAGAAAAAGAAGTTGGAGGAATTCCAAACTCTAGTGAAGATATAAAACAAGCCCACGCCGCTGCTATTGAAATGTATATACAAGATCACGTAGGCATGCAACAAGATGGAACATTTGGAGATTTATATTTTAATGATCTATTAAATGATTGGACTAGATTTGATATAACTAAACGTACAAAGTTTGACGCAACAATTAGTTCAGGTTTAGCTATTATGGCTAACAATAGACATTTATATGCTCCAAACGCAAAAATAGAAAAACCAAAATTAAACATACAAATTTCTAAATATGAAAATAAAGGTAGTATGTCTAAAATAATTAAAGAATAATATGGCGCACCAGAATGCAAATATAGATTTTCCAAGTCAAGTAGTTAGCGATCAAGAGAAACTTAGTTACGATTATGGATTAAAGGTTGCTAAAGCTATAGCGGCTGAGTGGTTCCATAATGATAGACAAGGTAATAGACACGTAACACATAAAAATAACTTCCATAATTTAAGATTATACGCTAGAGGCGAACAATCTATCCAAAAATATAAGGATGAATTATCAATTAATGGTGATTTGTCCTATCTTAATTTAGATTGGAAACCAGTTCCTATTATACCTAAATTTGTAGATATAGTTGTAAACGGTATTACAGAACGTATGTATGATGTTAAAGCTTATTCTCAAGATCCTTACGGTGTAGAAAAGAGAACTGAATACATGGAATCTATACTAGCTGACATGCGCACTGTTGAGTTAAATGATTTTGCTGCAGAAGCATTTGGTATTGATTTATATGAAAATGACAAGGAAATGTTGCCAGAAAGCGAGGAAGAGTTAGATTTACATATGCAATTAACTTATAAGCAATCTGTTGAATTAGCAGAAGAACAGGCTATACGAGTATTAATGGAAGGAAATAATTACGAATTAATAAAGAAACGTTTTTATTATGATTTAACAACTATAGGTATTGGTGCTGTAAAAACTGGATTTAATACCTCTGAAGGTGTTACTATAGATTATGTTGATCCAGCTAATTTAGTTTATTCTCATACAGATTCACCTTACTTTGAAGATATATACTATGTTGGTGAAGTAAAGTCTATACCAATAAATGAATTAGCTAAACAATTCCCGCATTTGGAACACGAAGATTTAGAGGAAATAGTAAAAACACCTTTTAATCATAATTCCAATATGCGCAATAAAGATGAAGACGATAATAAAGTTCAAGTTCTTTATTTTAACTATAAAACCTACATGAATGAGGTTTATAAAGTTAAAGAGATGGGTAGCGGTGCTGATAAGATTATACCTAAAGATGATAATTTTGATCCACCAGAAAATTTAGAAGGTGGTTATAGTAAATTATTAAGAAGTATAGAATGTCTTTATGAAGGTGCATTAATTCTTGGTACAGAAAAACTACTTAAATGGGAGATGGCTAAAAATATGTTACGTCCTAAAAGTGATTTTACTAAGGTTAAAATGAATTATGCTATTTGTGCACCTAGAATGTATGAAGGAAAAATAGAATCATTAGTTGGTAGGATTACAGGTTTTGCTGACATGATTCAATTGACACATTTAAAACTTCAGCAAGTATTATCTAGAATGGTTCCAGATGGAATTTATTTAGATGCTGATGGTTTGGCTGAAATAGATTTAGGTAATGGAACAAATTATAATCCACAAGAGGCTTTAAATATGTTTTTCCAAACTGGTTCTGTAATAGGAAGATCATTTACTCAAGACGGTGATATGAATCCAGGTAAAGTTCCTATTCAAGAAATTACAAGCGGAAGTGGTGGTAATAAAATGCAAGCTTTAATTGGTAATTATAATTACTACTTACAAATGATTAGAGATGTGACTGGTCTTAACGAAGCTAGAGATGGTAGTATGCCAGATAAGAATGCTTTAGTAGGTGTTCAAAAACTAGCTGCAGCAAATTCAAATACCGCTACTAGACATATTTTACAATCTGGATTATTTTTAACAACTGAAGTTGCAGAATGTTTATCGCTTAGAATATCTGATATATTAGAATATTCCCCAACAGCAAATGCTTTTATACAATCTATAGGCGCTCATAATGTAGCTACATTAGACGAAATGAAGAACTTGCATTTATATGATTTTGGTATATTTATTGAGTTGTCACCAGATGAGGAAGAGAAAATGTTATTAGAAAACAATATACAAGTAGCTATAGCTCAGCAAGATATAAATTTAGAAGATGCTATTGATGTTAGAGAAATAAAGAATGTTAAATTAGCAAATCAAGTTTTAAAAATACGTAGAAAGAAAAAAGAAGAAAAAGATCAATTAATACAAGAACAAAATATACAAGCTCAAGCAGAAGCTAATATGCAAACTCAGCAAGCCGCAGCACAGTTGGAGATTCAAAAACAACAAAATATAACACAAAGTCAAGCTGAACTTGAACAAATTAAAACTGATTTAGAGGTACAAAAACTAACACAAGAAGCTGAAATTAAGAAACAATTAATGGAACTAGAGTTTCAATACAATATGCAGTTAAAAGGTATTGAAGTTGATGGTAACACGGCTAAAGAAAGAGAAAAAGAAGATCGTAAAGACGAGAGAACTAGAATTCAAGCATCTCAACAAAGCGAGATGATTGATCAAAGAAATAACGCAAAACCACCTAAAAACTTTGAGTCCGCAGGTAATGATACACTTACCGGAGATTTTGATTTAGGTGCGTTTGATCCTAGATAAATTTTTTATTAACTATTATTATATTATATTATGGCAAAGAAGAAAAAAGAAAAGGTAGTAGAACAGACTACCGAACAACCAAAAGTAGACAATACAGTCGAAAAAATTAAAATAAAGAAAAAACCATCAATGAAAAAGTTTAGCAACGATCCTGATGGTGCAATAAAAGTAGATTTAAGTAAACCACCAAAAGAAAAGGAAGAAAATGAACAGCCAGTTGATAACACAGAAACCAAGGAAGTTCAAGAAAAGACTATTGAAGAAACGACTGATAAAAAAGAGGTTATTGAACAATCTACAGAAGAAAATACTGAAACACCTATTTTAGAAGAGATTACAAGCGAAGAAGTTGAAGAACTAGAAGAGCAAGTTGAAGAAGCTGTTATCGAAACTGAAACTACTGGAAAACCATTACCAGAGAATATTCAAAAGTTAATGGATTTTATGGATGAAACTGGTGGTGATATAAATGATTATGTAAAACTTAATCAAGATTATAGCGGTTTAAATGATGAAGCTTTATTAAAAGAATATTACGCTCAAACAAAACCTCATTTAAACACAGAAGAAATTAACTTCCTTATGGAAGACACGTTCTCTTACGACGAAGATGTAGATGAAGAAAGAGATATACGTAGAAAAAAATTAGCGTTAAAAGAGCAAGTTGCCAGCGCTAAAAGCCACCTGGACGGGCAAAAGTCCAAATACTATGAAGATATCAAAGCTGGGAGTAAGTTAAC